AATGGAGAGGAAGAAGAAAATAATTCCAATCTGGATGCAGGAACGGTTGGATCTGAAGAGGAGCAAGGACGAACACCAGCACACAGTGTCCAAGAAAAAGTTGGTAAGGACAATGGCGCTGTGGGTAATCCTGGTCCTAGCGGTGGTCTCTTGGATGTCCTCAAAGACGCTGACCGAGATGTGGCATCTGGTAATAACGACGCCGGAGGCGCGGGAAGCGGAAATCCTGTTCAGGATGATCAAGACTGGAACTCCGCAGTAGACGACACCCTGCTCGAGCAAGAACAAGTCGAGCAGGTAATCAACGTTAAGCGTGACCCGTTCGACACACCTACTGCTGGTATCGCACTGGCACTGGAAGAACGGGCACGTAACGGCAACCTTAGCGTTGCCGAACAAAAGTTCTTCATGAAGAAAGGTGAGCAGTACAAAACCATCCGCATGGAGAACGGTCAGACCCTGGAGGATTTCATCAAGATCTCCCCAGAGGAACTGAAAGAGTTAAAGAACGACGCTAAGATCGAAGCTAACTTCATTTCGATTTTGGATGAGTCGATGTTGGAGTCCAAGGCCAATGTGTTGAAAAAGGGTTACGTAAAACGTTTCCTTTATAAAGACGTAGTCGGTATGACCTTGGGTATCCAGAACGCTGGCTTTGCCCTGAACAACTTCAAGCTGGAAGAGATCAACAGCGTTGAAGGTAGTTACGACGTAATGTCGATTCAGGTGCACCACGTTAACGGTGATCAGTCTACTCACGCAATTCGTTTCCCTAAGGTTCAGCCTGACGGTACGTTTGTGGTAGACGGGGTTAAGAACCACATGCAGTTGCAACGTCGTGAGCTCCCGATCCGCAAGATCGACCGAGACACAGTAGCACTGAGTAGTTACTACCCCAACCGCTTGATGGTTACTCGTAGTCAGGAGATGGCCAAGAACCTGTCGGTATGGCTGTCTAAGCAGGTGATCCGTAAAGGTGGTGAGAAAACCCTTACCTTCAACCGTGGTAGTAAGTTTGACCAGTCGTTGCATGCACCGCGTATCTACAGTGCGTTGGCCACTAAGTTCCAGTGGATCAAAACTGAGAAGTTTACTTTTGACTTCCGGTTCCACAACTTGGTAAAAGAGCACCCGGATTTTGCCAAGTACGATAAGAAGGACTCGTTCTTGGTGGGTGTGCAAAACGGTAAACCACTGACGCTGGATAGCTTTGGCAACGTTTACCTGGATGGTGTAGAGCAAGGTACCATTGAGGGCCTGATGGGGATCTCGGTGGCTAAAGCGCCTATCGAGTATTGCTCTATTAGTGTTGGTGGGTATTTGTTCCCTATCGGCGTGCTGCTCTGCTACTACTTCGGTATTGACGAGCTGCTGCGTGTTACCAAGGCTGTTACCCGGTCGGTGCCTAGCGGTACCCGTGTTAAGTTGGCTGAAGACGAGTTCGCTATTGCCTTCAACGACGAGTACTTGGTATTCAACCGCCGAGACAAACACGTGTCGATGGTGTTTGGTGGTCTGTCTGGTCTGGGCAACATCAGTAACTTCAGTAAGAGCGATCTGAACAACCCAGGGATCTGGGGTCCGTTGATTGCCGATGCTAAAGTTAAGACTCGTCATTTCCGTGAGATGAAGTGTCTCTACGATCTGTTTATCGACCCGGTGACCAAGACTGAACTCCGCAAGATGAAGTACGCGGATTCCTTCCACTACTTGCTGCTGGATGCAGTTAGTCTGTTGGAGACCGATCAGACTCGTAACCCGGTTGAAGTCGAAGAACAACGGTTCGTTGGCTACGAGCGTTTCGCTGGTCACATCTACAGCGAGCTGTGTGACGCTATTCGTAAGTACAACAACAAAGGTACTGACCGTAAGCACAAACTGGAAATCAACCCTGACGCAGTAACTATGCGTATCCTCACGGACACGTCGGTTAACTTGGTGGAAGAAGTAGGTCCGGTCCACCAGTTGAAAGATCAGGAAGAGTTGACGTTCGGTGGTACTGGTGGTCGTAGTGAGATCACTGTTACCCAAAGTGCTCGTGTGCAGTTGCCTAGTTATAAAGGCAGGATCTCTGAGGCGAACAAGGATAGTGGTAAAGTGGGTTTCACTACCTACACTACTAGTGACCCTCTGATTGCAGACTACCGTGGCAACATGGATCTGCACAGTTCTGCTAGCTACACTGGTTTGCTGTCGGTTACTGGTAACTTGTCGCCGTCAATCACCAAGGACGATGCCAAGCGGCAGATCTTCGTATCTACACAGTGGTCTCAGGCTGTTAGTGCGCGGAACTACACTTGGGGTATTACTCGGACTGGTTACGACTCGATTGTTCCCCACCGTACTTCGGAACTGTACAGTAAGGTAGCCCAACAGGAGGGTAAGGTTACCGCGGTCGAGGAAGACCGACTGTTGGTTACCTACAAGGACGGTACCACGGACACTTACCCACTGGGTCTGGTGATTGGTGAGGCTAGTGGTGAATACCACCGTCACACTCGTGCTACCGACCTTAAGGTAGGTGACACATTCCGTAAGGGTGACGTAATCGGTTGGGACGAGGAATGGTTTGCTCGCGATCCATTCAACCCTGGGCAAGCGGTACTGAAAACCGCCCAGATGGTTCGTATTGCGATGCTCGAAGACCAGGACACCTTCGAAGACTCCATCGCTGTGTCGCGTGATCTCGTAGAAGAGTCGGTTACTCCTTACCTTAACCCTGCTCGGTTCACAATGATGGCTAACCAGTCGCTTGTGATGCGTGCTAAGGTGGGTGATGAGGTCGATTATGACACGATTTTATGCGAAATCGAAGACAGCCACGTCCTCAGTGACGGGGCGGGTGATGACAACTTAAGCGAGCTTAACCGTTTGGGTATTCGTCAGATCCGCAGTAAGTACCACGGCAAAATTATCCATATCGACGTTAAGTACAACTCTCCTCAAGAAGAGATGTCCGAGACTGTTAAGAAGCTGGTTAAAGAGGGTGACCGTAAGCGTAAGCGCTTCATGGAGACTGAAGGCAAGCAGCCAGTAACTGGCGGTGTCAACAGTAACCTGAACGTTGCTAAGCCGGTAATCCCGCCAGGAATGGTTCTGGTCACTGTAATGATCGAGTCGTTGGACGTCAGTACTACTGCGGACAAATTCGTACTCGGTAACCAGATGAAGGCCACTACTGGTTACGTCATGCCTAAACCCATCTACACTGCTGATGGTCGTAAGGTTGACGTTAAGACTAGTTTCAAGGGTATGCTTAACCGGATGGTGTGTAGTCTGCGTGACGAAGCCGCCAGTAACGAACTGATGTGTGGGTTCAGTAAATTGGCCATTAAAGTCTACAGGGGTAAATAGATGAACTATCGGTTGCTTAATGCAATCCGGGATATCCAGGTCGCCTCGAAAGAGTGCGGCCTTTATCTTGGTGATATCGACGGTAAATGGGGCAAGGGATCGGCTGCGGCAGTATCCACCTTGTTAAAGGACTACGATTACCGTATGAACGGTAGCCGGACGTTCAACACTACGTTGCCACTGCCTACACCAGTAATGACTGAAGAGGCAGCGCTCAAGATCATCCAGACCAACCTGAACCTGTTGAAGGTTTACGATGGTGCGCCAGATGGTCTGATGGGCTCTGGTACTTGGGGTGGGTTCTTGAAAGTAGTGAACAACTACAAAGCCTACAACAAGGTAGCTTACTACGACTTGGGTTGGTCCAAGCTGGTGGGTGCAGAGTTCCTCAAGAAGGTTACTGCCTGGTGTCGTAAGCACAACCTGTGGCCAGAAGCCCCATCGGCCCTTATGGCTTGTATGCACTTCGAGTCGGCGGGTACGTTCAGTCCTACCATTCGTAACAAGGCTGGCGCCTACTACTTCGGTTTGATCCAGTTCGGTAAAGATGCCGCAAAAGACCTGGGTACTACGGTAGAAGACCTGATCAAGCTGTCGCAACTCGAGCAGCTGGAATGGGTGTTCAAGTATTTCGAAATGTGGATGCGCCGTGGTAAGAAGTACACTCGTCTCGAGGACTTCTACCTGACCATCTTCTATCCAGCTGCCGTTGGCAAGAAGCCAGATGAAGTCCTGTTCCGTAAGGACGGTTCTACTCCGATTGAGATCAAGTCCTATGTGCAGAACAAAGGCTTCGATTTCAACAACGATGGCATGATCACTGTAGGCGAGATCAACACTCGTCTGTACACTACGTACTACGACGGGATGCTCCCTGCAAACCGCGTTACGTCTAACCAGCTTTACTGATACCGGGAGTCGTAAAGTGTCTAAAGAAAAAATGGTTGATGACATTATCACCGGTGCTAACACCATCGAGCTGGTAAAACACACTCTGGCGGCTATCGGTCTGGTCTACCTGGCCCCGCTGGAAGAGTCCATTCTGGACGAGCAGATCAGCAAAGCTATCGTTGCTGCAGGTAAGGAGGGCAACTAAATGATCCGTCAATCGAGTATCGGTCTGGCCGAGCTGATCGCTGTAGGTAACCCTACTTTCCGCCCTACTCAGATCCTTGAAGGTCTGAATGGTGTGAGCCACGGCCTGGAACCTTACGGGGAACAGTTCCGTAAGGAGATCGTGGATGTAACTGGTTCTTCGGAATCGGAACACACCACCATCATGGAAGCTGCTGGTAATCGCCTGGGTGAGATCATCCGTGGCGCACTGGACAACATCAGTGCCTATGGCAAACCATTGGCTCTGGCTATCGGCCAGAAAGCAGATATCTGCTACAGCAAGGAATCTCTGCGCAGCATTGCTCAGCAGTATTTCAAACATACCTTCGTTTGGTTGGACGATCCGTTCTTCGATTCGCCTAACTACCCAACCAAGGTAGCTGACGAGTCGTTCACCTACACCAACGTTGGTCTGGACATGCTGAAACGTCTGGACTTCGAATGGCCTACCAACGACCAAGTACTGGCGTTCGTCAACTCGAACCACGCTGACGTAGTAGAAGTCATGCGCGAGCGCGACACTTCGCCTGCTTGGGCTGCTGGTGCCCTGGGCGACATCGCCACCCTCAACGACCTGTTCGTTAAATCGGCCAACGGTAACTTCGACTTCAGCCGTGTTAAGCAGCTGGATTCCGAGCGCATCCTGAAAATGTACGTCGTACTCACCAAGATGTACACTTCGGATGACCTGGTGCCTTGGCTGAAAGCTGGTTCCATCGAAGACTACCGCGAGTACGTGGTTACTCTGTGGAACGCGCTGACCTGTCATATGGTCAACCTGCGTAAGGTGGTGCAAGGCTACCGCGCCAATGGTCTGTCGGTGTCCGACAACGGTCCAGTCCGTCTGGCTGATGGTAAGGGCGCTGAACAAGCTGGTGCCCGCTTCGTTGAAGCAGATGCCATGGTGTTCTACACCGATAAGGCCCTGGAACAAATCACCCAGGGTGAGTCTGGTGGTTCGCTGACCGAATGCCTGTTGGGTTGGTACTGGGAACGTCTGCTGGGCAATCCAAAGCCTGTCTTGGACATTCTGGCTAATCCAGCCAAGTACATGTCGGCGGCGCAGGTGTACTACAACCACGTTCACGAGAAACTGACTGTTCACGCCAAAGATCGGTTCATCACTACCGGTCTGGCGGCTATCAGTGAGTTCATCGTAACCAACGAGAACCTGAGCGAACGTCTGGCTGAAGTACGTGGTCAGTCCCAAGAGTTGCTGGGTACCTGGGTGCGTAACCACTTCCAGAAAGAGCTGGAGCTGTGCTTCCGCGGTGTGCTGGGTAGCGGTTACAACTTTAGCGGTGGTGTGCTGGACGACACCGGCGGTTCCCTGACTACTCATGTCATGGCGTCGCAGATCGTGCCAAAGTTCCTGGCTCTGCTCAAGTGTGACCTGGCCGCTGAGATCCTCAGCCGTACTTACCAAGAGTGTGCAGCCGATGCCACTCCAGAACAACAACGCGAGCGTCTGACTGTAGCGGTCGTACAGACTATCGTTGGTAAGTGTCTGGTAGCATGAGTATAGAAGGGCTCCGTAGGGAACCCAGCGCTAGCTTTCAAGCTAAAGCACTCACTGAATTACCTGATGGTTCCGTTATCGCAAACCGTTACTTGGAAGTTTATATCCCAAGACGGTTTGTGGATAACGGGATGGCTACTGTTAGTGACAAAGTTACTACAGCCGCTGTATTAGGTTTGGTGATTCCGGATGAGTGTTATGCTCCTCTGGTAGCGTTGATGGACATTACCCTACTACCGCTGAACATTCGTGAGGTCAACATCAAGGGTGTGCCTTATCTGGTGTTGGAGTTCGAAAAAGGCGATACGGTTATTGAGTCCTTGGAGGTGATTCAGGATTCGAACAAACCGTATTTCTACATGCTCGAATTCTACTACTACGCTAAGATCACCTGGTATATGTCGCACCGTGAAGTCGAAGGCTTGTTTGACAACGCCAAGGCTGAATGCGGTGTAGACGTGGGCAGCACTTTCCAGGTCCCACGTGTCCTCACGTCCATTATGTTCCGTGACCCGGATAACCCTGACCAGCCTTATCGCTACAGTAAGGCTATTGCGGAGGGTCGTCCACCACTGATTGTTGGGCTCAACAACGGCAGCATGTTGATCGACGGTACCTTCGCTAAGATATCCAGTGGTTATCTGCAAGACAACACCGTTGCGGCTATCGTCAACCCGGATACCAAGGTTACAGATTACGAACGGATTATGCGAGGTATTCCGACATGAGTCAAATTATCAGTTTTGGCAGCACGGTATTAGAAGGTACGGGTAAACGCGGTATGTTGCAACCGATGGAACCAGGTGGTGATTACTACTTGGTAAACGCCGGGGGCTTCAACATCGAGAACCGGAGTGGTATCAAATACCGCTTCAACGAATACCTGCGTGAGTGTATGCGTCCTGAGTCCGATCTCAACCGTCGGATCTCGGAGAAGCAGTTGTGGTGTGAACTCGGCCACCCGCCTCAGTACTACTGGGAATGGCGTGACGGTCGCATCGTGCAGACCCCAATCACCGACGTGTTCCAATGGATCCATCGCCTGCGCACTATCGTGGAAGCGAACGTGTGTGGTTCGATCCGCAAGATCCACTGGATCATGGACCAAGGTGAAACCGGTCCTATCTACAACAAGATCGAAGTACGCCCGTGGGGGCCTCTGAGCTACGTTCTGAAGGAATCGCTTGCCGACCCTGACATGAACACTGCTTTCTCCATTCGTACTGTTACCAAGCCTCAGAAGCTCGGTGACCGTGTCCGTGAGGTGGATTACTTCACTGGCTACGATCTGGTTATGGAACAAGGCATGTTGATGGCCTGTAAGCACCGTACCGCTGGTCTGGAAGATTACATGGCACAGCAGCTCCGCCAAGGGCCTGCTGAGATGTCCGCTACTGTAGATGAGGTTATCTACGTATGCGATCGTGAAATGCGTAAGGAAGCCTTCCAGGTGCGTTTCGCTGGTACTGAGTCGCACGATGGTCTGGTCCACATGATCGAACAGATCAAAAAGACTTATCGTCACACCGACAAAGTACAACTGCGTGTAACCAGCTCGCTGAACGTGTTCTGATTGTAGCCTAAGGTGGGGGTTCGCCTCCACCTTTGGTATATTTATTTTTTAGCTGGGCCTACAATGTATTACCCGGTGAATGGGCCCAACAATACTCAACGAAATTGGAGTAGTACAGATGGACGAACAATTCGCTAAAGACAACCTGCTGAATGCCAAGCTGGACCAAGTTTCCGTAGCCTTGGCATTGCGGGATGTCATTGGTGGTATCCAGGTTCTGCGCACACTGTTGCAGACCTCGAAGGAACGCTGGGCGCGCTTCACTAACGTTGAAACCGGTGAGCACCTGATCAAGGGCGTGGCGGTAAGTACGGTCAAGACCGATGCGGTCTATACCTACATCGCTTACATCATCAAAACCTACATGCAGTCGCGTGGTGTGCGTACTACTGCCTGGACCAAGAACACCATTAGCGGTGAAAACTTCACCAACAAGGCTATCAGCAACATCACTGCTGCTCATACCTTCGAGACCCATGAAGCACTGTTCAAGGTGATCGCTACTCGTCTGATCGGTTTCGACGACGCCCTGGTTGACATGGCGGTGTCCACCGACAACGAGAAGATTGCCGAAATGTTGGTGATTTACCTGGGTAGCCGTTTCGACCTAGGCGAGTCCGCGGAAGAACTGGTCGAGCGCTATGCGCAACAAGTCGGTTGCTTCCATGCATTGCTGGATGTACAAGGTTTCACCCCAGCGTTCTTCGAACAACGCCTGGTAGAAGCACAGCAACACTTCGACACCCCGGCCGACGATGACCACATCCACATCTTCGATCCGCTGCGCTTGCTGACTTACTACATCTAACAGTAAGAATATTTCAAGCCTATATCACTAGGATGACCAAACAGGCAAATGCCTGAGGGGACGTGTACGCACTCCTCTTCCTTTGGTAGTTTACTAAACCCTATTTTGTATAAGTGAGTCTCTTATGTCGCTGAATAACGAATACGCCAAACTGATGGGTAACGGTGTGGCCTCGCTGGTGGAGCACCATGATTACAACAAAGGCTCCAACCACGTAACGTTTGATGCATCCAAGGTCGAGTTCCCGGAGAACGTTACTGTCGAGTCGCTGCAGACTCACGTTAACTTCCTCAATGACACTTCCGGCCAGGTCCGCGAAGCGGTAGCTCAGATCGCTCGTAAGCAGTACGAAGAAAACAACAAGATCTCCACTGTCGACGGTACTCTGGAACTGGGCGGTGTGATCATCAACTCCCAGCACCACCTGCGCAACCAGATCGCCGACGATGTGTACATCTACGGCCACAGCACCACCCAGACCACCTATCAGCACTCCGGCGACCACGCCGCCTGGATGGCTGAGCAAGACCAGGTCAACGTTGACATGGCAACCAAGCTGTTCAGCTAAGCAGTAGTTGAGTCCTGCTCCTGGGGTAACACCTAGGAGCAGGGTCTATTCCGCATTTTCATTTTTAGGGTACGGCAATGGCTAACAACATTAAGTTTGAGAAAGTTCCTGGTGGGATCAAAGTTCCACTGTCTGAAGCTTTCCGTGAAATCGTTAAGGGCTATACCACCAGCACCTTCTGGTACCACTTGCGTGGTGTAGTAGACGTAGCGCGTGCTGATAACAACTTCTATATCCCTGGTGATGACGTAGAGACGTTCGTCACTGTAATGCGTATTTACTTTGAGCATAATGGTGTGCAAGAGCTGCTCGAAGATGAAACCAAGCAAGTGGATCTGATGATCTACTCGCATACCACCAAATACCACTTGGACAAGACGGTAAATGTAGCTGGGTTCTACAGCTTGCGTCCTATGTCTCCGTGGTCGTTGATTGTCAGCGACAAGGTGTCAGAATGTTCTGGGAAATAGTTCTTACTGTAGCAACAGTTATGCTTACGTTAAACTGCTTGTACAGACACCGTATGCTGACTTGGAGTTATGCTAAACTCCCTTATCATGATTGGCTTTGTCAGTTCGCCATGACTGCTTATATGCATTTTGCTATTAATTCCTTCTTCTTTGTAACTTCTATTTATAAACTTTTGGAGCATTAGTTATGAAACCTGTTTTCAATGATAGAGATAGCGAGCTGGTATTCGGCCTGTTCGAAGAGTGTGTCGTTGATATGTTCGGTGCTCCTACCTTTGGTATGCGCTATGGTGGTGGTCTACATCATCAACTGCTTGACGTCGGTATGTGCGGTGTTGCACGTGGCTACCTGGATAAGTTCACCACTATCGCACCGCTGGTAACTTACGGTATTACCGTTAAACAAATGCCTCCTTTGGACAGGCAAGGGCGTTACCAACTGGATGCAGACGAGCGTGATTACGTGCCTTCAGTAGCGGTATACAAACAAACCAAGACTGACAACGAAGGCAAAACCTACGAGGTACTGTCCATTGGAATCAGTGGTGACGTACTGCAAAACGACATCTGCGGTTATCCTGTGCAAGTGGATGAGTACTATCGTAAACAGTCTGGTCAGATCTGGGGTACTGAAACCCTGATGCATGCAGCTAAGCGTCAGTACCAAGCCAAGGTCGAAACTACACTCATGGCCATTGATTACGACAACGAGGCATTCCATAAGAACTTTACTCCGCCGATACATTTCCTGCGGGATGGTAAACGCAAGCCAGGCTACAACGGCGCGCCGCATGTAGCTGCTATTTACGCGGTACCTGTACCCGTGACAACTGTCATGGAATTCCTTGATGACAAGTACTCCATGATGGGTTGGGTTTCTCTGAGTGACTTGCAGAATCTCGGCTACCTCCAACGCGCTCGCGCTGAAGTATTAGAAGAAGATCCTAAGCTCGGCAGTATTGAATATGGTTTTGCTCTGGAGCCACTGCAAAAGCGAGTAGGTCACTTGATCAACATCCCTCTGGAACCGTGGTCTGCTGCTCTGGTTACTGATGACCACGACGAACTGGAACGTTACCTCCGTGGGGTGGTCTATAAGCAATCGTAATTAAAACTGACCAACCCATCTTACACCATAAACAGGTGTAAGGTGGGTTTACGATGTCTAAAGGATTTTTATTGGTAACGGAAGGGTTGGGTGGGAGCGGTAAAACCACCTTATGCGATCGCATCCAGGCATGGTTCACTGAGGAGCGTATTCCTTGTGTGCGTACCTTCGAGCCAGGTGGTACTCCAGCGGCTAACTTCTTGCGTAAGCTGTGCCGTGAGGGCATCCCTGATGCAGAGCCACTAACCCCTATGGCTGAGGCCCTGCTATTTAAAGCAGCTCGTGCTCAGCATGTGGAGACCGTTATCAAACCAGCACTGGAACGTGGTGACGTAGTACTGTGCGACCGTTATATGCTCAGTACCTTTGCTTTCCAAGGTATTGGTCGTGGGCTGTCGTTACACACACTAGACAAACTCCACCGTGATGCAATTGGTCTGGTCCCTGACATGACCATCATCATGGGCGGTGATCCCGAGACCTTTGCTGCACGGATCTCTGTTACCGAGAAAGGTAGTGACCAGTTTGATAACTGGACCATGGAGCGGAATAACCGTATCCAGAACTACTTTGAATCCGTAGCAAAACAAGATCCAGGTATTTACCATCTGGTAGATGCCGAGCAAAGTGCTGACAACGTGTTCTGGCAGGTAGAGTCTCTGCTGATGAAAATCAAAGGGGATCGTAATAAGCAGAAAGCCCATGCTCCAAGCATTAAGATTCCACCAAGCTTGCGTGGGGATAGTGTATTGTCCAAGATTGTTCCTGGGAAAGTACCTAATAACGGGATTTTCGATAAATGAGGTGCTAAATGGGTGTTACAACTAACCAGCCTAAATCGTTAGAAGAGCGAGTGGCTGCCGCTGTTAAAGCTGCCAATGAACGGAAAGTCGATTTCGACATCTGTTACATTGCCGGACGGGCTGAGTGGTCTACTAACTGGGGCGAAGGTTACGTCCGCTCCAATTTGTCCGATCTACTGGAGCTGATTGAGGAGGATATCCGTAATCCAGTACCTCCTGCTCCAGATCTCCCGGACGAACCAGAACCAGCTGGCTGGAAGTTGTAATCTGTTTACTATACCAGGTAGGGCGCAAGCCCTACCTGGTATAGTAGCAATTAATTCCTAGCAGCGGTTACATCTATATTACTACCATGATGAAGGTCAATCAATCAATTGTTCTAGGAGTTTTATCATGCGTAAATCTATCATCGCTGGTGTACTGTTCGGTCTGGTAGCTGTTAACGCGGTTGCCTCTCCTGAAGTCATTGTGAGCTGCGACACCCAGCAGGGTAAACAGCTCGAGGTAATCTTCAACAAGTCTGACGATGGTCTGGTCGTTAATTACGGAACGGATCTGGACACCCCGAAATACTCGGTGGTCAAAAAGACCAATGACATGTTCTGGAACTCGGAGTACAACTCTCCGCAGAAAGTCAAAGACACCATCATGTATTTCATCCAGGGCGACGAGCAGGGCAAGTTCACTGTCACCGATTACGGCGACCACACCCTGGTTACTCTGAGTGTTGACCGGGACAACCAGGTTATCCTGGAAGACGCTTGCCGCGACATCAAGCAATTCAATTTCAGTGATCAGCTGACCGCCAACATGGCCTGGGTCGACGACAACTGATTCATACCACCGCTGTAATACCTTTTATTAATCTGGAGTTTTGTAATGACCGATACCAATGTGAAGCCGGCTAACACTAAAGTGATTCCGGTGGAAGATCGTATTTTCCGCGTCAAGCGTTCGCTGCAAGAAGCAGTTAACGCCATGCGTACTTCCAAAGAGTCCGCTAAACCCGTGGGGGCGCGAGCAGTTGGTCGCGCCAACAAGTTGCTCGCTGATGCCTGCAAGCTGTTGGACGATATCTTTGACGACCATAAGGTCCTGGACGGTATCATCCTCAAGCTGAAAGAAGATCACCCACGCGAGATCGCTGAGTTGCGACGGTTGATCGAAGAACGTGAGGGTCAGTACAACACCTTCCGCAATGAAGTAGCCGAGAACTGTAATGCGCAAGATCGCGCGATGCGTGATAATGCAAATACGGTGTCTGACCTTCAAAGCAAACTCCTGTTGGCTGAAGAGCACATCAAGAAAGCTCAGAACACCGGAATGGAGCTGGCCGAGGAACTCGACCACGAGATTGCAAAGCACAAAGAAACCCAGTCCCGGCTCGATTCGCTCCAGATCAACTACTGCGAATGTCTGGAGCGGTTGTTCAAAGCTCACATCATGAAGCCTGACGAGCTTTACCGTGTGGCTGAAAAGTTCCTGCCGCAAGTTACGATCGCCGGTGACGATGGGTTCTACCAGGTTAACCCAGACTGGCACACCAAAGTCGTGGTCGATCTGGAGCTGCGTCTGGACACGATAGAACATCGTCGTAAATACGAACGCGTTCTGCTGGCATCGGTATGTGCTCTGTACACCAGGAACTTCCAAACCGAGGAGCGTAAAGAAATCACCATCATGGTGGCCTGGGACACGTTCTTCGCCGAGAGCCTTGTTTCGCCAATCTTCAGTGTAGGTACCGTGGAACTGTTCCCAAAACCTAAATCTGGGGCTGGTTATAAAGACGTTCTGTCACAATATAACGGCATAGAAGATTTGGCCGTAGTAGGCGATCATTGTGGTGATCAAACGACTCCTACACCGGGTGATGCCAAGGCACCGAGTGAAGAACCTTCCATCTTTGCCAAGGATCAAACCTGGGTTGATCGCGGCCTGTTCACCGTAAACCCGGAATGGGTATCCTGGGCTTACAACAACGCTGGTATTCCAAACGAAGTCCAAGACCTCTACAAGCGTAATGCTTTCCGTACCGTGCTGTCCGAACGTGTGCGTTGGTTGGTGAAAACTGAAGGCGCTCCAGTTGTAGTACTCGACTGGGATGGCTGTGCAATCATGGGTGGTTGCCTGAACTTCTCCTGTGTGGAGTTGACCGATCTGGCTGTCGCTGTTTCTAAAAGCGGCAGACAAGTTACTCCGCAAGAAGTAGTCGAAAACAACTTCTATCTCTAACCAAATACCACTACTCCTTCGGGGGTAGTGGTACCCAACCCCATCTTTTCAATTTTTTGGGGAGTTACACTAATTTAAGAGGTATTGTTTATGACGACACGGTTTACCATCCAAGACCGCAAGGACTTAGCTACTTTTAGGAGTATCTTGGATTCGGTAGCTGACGTATTGCCACTGGACTTCGTTATCGGCGTTTACAAGCACATTAAAGGTAACCCTAGGGGTTATGACACTGCATGGCTACAACATGCTCTAGTGACGGCTAAGGAGGTTGCAGAGGCACAACAATTGAATGTCGATAGTCAGGGCATTCTGTTGGCCAGTGTTATGCTCATGGAAACCGGTCGTGGCTTCGTAGGAACCGATCCCCAAGAAGGAGCTGTGGCATTTGCTATTGCTTTCATTAACAAAGTAGCTAGCACGTACTTTGACGACAACGAGATCAAAAGTATCTGTAACTGCCTGCGTTACAACCGACAACGGTTCAGACGCAGTATAGACGGTGCTTTTGTAATCATGGTGTCGGAAGTCAGTATCCTCACCAATGTGCGGTTCAATGACATCGATGCCGCGGTGATCTCGTACGTCAGGGAAAACAAATGTGGGGACAATGACGACGATGGGATTTGTCAAATAGACTCTTGGCACGAGTCGTTAGCAGCAGGGTTCAATGAACTGTACGGACACAATGGTTCTATCTGGACTCAGTTAACCAACGCCTCTAGAGCCTATTTCCAAGATTACATCTTATTGTTCAAACAACAGGCGTCTAATAAAACGATTATCAAATCGGTTATTAGTCAAAATCAACACAGAATATTTAGCAGGTGACCTTATGTTAGACGTAGCTCTGAATTTCATTGCGTGCGTTGTAACGTTACTGGCTTTGTTCTGCGTATGGAGTCGTTACCTGGAGCTGAAAGGATTCAAATACTCAGTAGTAAAAACCCCCACGGGGTTGGCGTTTGAGTACAAGTTAGGTATTTACGGTGGACGTATCGACTTAATACGCGATGACACAGCTGAGATCCCACAACTGTCCCAAGGCGTAAGGGGATGGGAGTGTAGGTTCCCGGTGTCATTAACGTTAAAGGAGATGTGTGGTTTCATCAGTTCTGCAGCGGTAAGCTTGAGCAGGAAAGGATCGCACTCTAAAGACTTGTTGATCTTTAACGAGGTCATCAATCTGAAGAATGATGCACTAATCAGTATGAATGGGAACATTTATACCTATGACAACAGCCAACACAAGCCTTTCCTATAACGCAGTCATAACCCCTACCCTAGCCCTTACAGGCTAGGGTAGGGGTATAACCACAACTTTACCGCTTAACCCAGGTAGGCCGGCTGATCGATGCGGGTCGATTGCTCAACCATGCGCTCGATGGTACCAGACGGCAGGTTCTCCAGGATCGCGGTACGCTGGCTGAAGCCGACCGGAGCAGTAACAGCATCCGGGTTGTACAGAGGCATCAGCTGGAGCATCTGGCGAGCGATCTCTTTCACCGCGTAGGTGTCGAATTCGATGACGCCAGTCATCTCCATTGCGATATCGCGGATCTGGTTCTCTTCGTCCTTGTTGCGACGGAGAGTGATCTGCACGTTTTGGGTAGGCTGGCCACCCACCAGGAGCGCGGCGTGGGCGATGTCCCGGAAGTTACGAGTCGGCTCGAAGTAGATAGCCGAGTAACCGGTTTCGTCCAGCAGCATGTCACCCGGATCGTCCAGGATGACCATCTTGGCGTTGAGGACTTCAGCGTCCATTACCAGCCACTGTTGCCATACCTTGAACATCTTGGTGAATGGTTCACCTTCGACGTCGTAACCGGTGTGGGTCACAGCACCCAGGGTACGCTGAGCACCAACGGCGATCGCCATACGGTGACCGGTCCAGCGCATATCAGCGAACTGAATTTGCGTCTGGTCGGACAGGCCGTCGAAGATCCGCGTACGGTTCTCGAAGAACGATTTGCACAGGGAGTGCAGTTGGTCACCGGCTGGCAGCCGGGAGAACCCGGCTGGAGTCGACAACACGATGCAGAACGCCTGTTGCGAAACGTGTGGTTGAGTGGAAACGTACTCGAAGATGTTACCAGCCCAGCCATACTGCCCACCTTGCGCTGGGTTGATGACCGGACGGTTACCGATATCGAGTGCCTGGACAAACGGGTCGCTGACGTTAAGCAGCGTCTCGGGCGTCCGGTGCGGCAGGTTAGTATCCGATGCCATGGTCTACACCCTCCTTTAGGCGTTGGCCAGATCTTCTTCGTTGTGGGCGAAGAGATCCATGGTCATTTGATATTTGCCCTTGTTGAAGTAAGCATCAACACGGGTGTTCATTACAGCACGGCTACCGACGGTGCCTTCCGAGTAGGAAGGGGTAACAGTGATGTTACGCGCCAGCGAACCCAGCGAGTCGCGGCACTTACGTTCGGCTTTGTCCTTGAACACAGCCACGTAGTTTGCCGCAGTCAGGTTGGTGTCGCCGCAGACGACGTTCCACATGTCCTGACAGATTTTCTCGATGCACACGCAGAGGAACGCAGTAACCTGGTCTTTGAGGACCGAGTCAACGTTGGGGTTGACGGTTACCAGAGCCGGGCGGAACAGACGGTCACCGGCGTCGTACGGACGCAGGGTGATGCAGCCACGGTTGAAGTTCTCTGCCGACTGTACGTCACCTTCGAACTCGATGTTCGGGGTGTGCATGGTGCGCAGAATACGGTTGTCCGCGTGCGATGGCGAGAACGCAGGGAAAATGATCCCCTGAGCGTTACCAGCGAACTGGGCGTAGGCGAATGCCAGGTCGATGTTACCGGAGAACAGGTCTGCGGTGACTTCGTCGATGATAAACGCTTCGATCAGGTTGATCGACGACCGGGTGGTCGGAGTGCCCCAGTACTCGGACTCAGGGAACATGCGCACAGCCGAGTTCAGCTGACCAGCACGGGCGTACAGCTGACCCATGTCGGTGGCCTTACCTGGAGCCCATACGGTAGCGCACGGGATTACCATGATGTCCTTACGGCTGCCCAGCAGGCGGATGGCCTGGTCTTTGACGTCTTGCTTGTAGCCGACGTCGTAGAAGAAGGACTGACGGTTACGCGTGTAGTTCGACTGTTCGATCGAGTCTACATACTGCTCCATGTCCGTTGCGATCAGGTGGTTGTTGATCGACCACGCATCGTTACGGTTGATCGGCGACTTGGTGTTCGCCAATACGTTGAACGGATCGTCCAGCGGAGCCGGAGTGATGTAGGACGGCAGTTTACCTGCGTTGTCCAGGAACGGCGAAACACCACCGGTGATCTTGACTGCCGCGGTCATGTCCCAGCTGACGGTGTCAACGGTAGCGATCGCGTAGTAAGGAGCACCATTGTGGTCCACACAGGTGAACGGGTTCATCTGGCGGTACGGCTGGTTCTTGACTTCAACCAGGCCGGTGTTGTTCGGCTGTTCGATGGCGTACATCGCTTGGCACAGCGCGGTGATGGAATCCTGGTACACGTGCACACCGGAGTACGGGGCAGGAGCAGGAACCACTTTACGGTTGACGTCGGTACCGGTGAACTCGCCGAAGGCACGACGCAGGCTGTAACGAGTCTTTTGGTACACGCACTCGAACAGGGTTGCTTCGACGTTCTCACGACCTTTGGAGGTCTTAGCGTTTACACGCTTACCAGCCGTGGTGTCGGTGAACTGACGCAGGGTGTACGGGAACACGCCGGTCTCTTTTACGAAGTTGGCGATGTCACCGTAAGCGAAGCCATCAGGACGAACACCAAAGTTCATACCACCTTTGTTGTACTCGTCACCGATGCCACCGATACCGTCGAACAGTGGGAACACTTCCTGAGCAGGAACCGCTGGGTTACCACCGGCAGCAGGTACTGCTGGAATAGTACGACGGGTCAGTGCACCAACACCCTTGGTAGCAGCATCCGGGTCGGGCTTGATCTCGATTACCAGACCGTTGAAGGTCTTCGAACCGTTGGGGATCAAGTCGCCGTTGGCATCGCGCTTGAAGCGGCCGTTGATGTCACGCTGGTAGTCCGGGATGGTCTTACGGCTAACGAAAGCCGACAGAGCAGTACGTGCTACCACGTTGTTGGCCGACAGACGGCGGATACCGACCGAAGCCTGGCCACCAGCAGCGAGTGCTTGCAGCAGCAGGGAGTTCGGGTTGTAGTACGGCGAAGTAGGATCAAAGATTTCTTGACCGAATACCGCGCCTACTTGGCTGGTGTTCACCCAGACCACACCATTTACGTCAGCCATTTGCCCCTTCGGGAAAACTCCATGGATGACTGGCAGGTGCAACGGGCGAGTGGATTGGGCAGGCGTGTACTCCGGGATCGATACGTCATTGATCCCGTTATTGATCACCTTCCCCGGGATGATGCTAGTCAAAGCAGTCATATGAACCTCTTAACGTTCAGAAGGGGGTCCTAAAACAATCGTATGCAAGCCTTTATGGGACTATGTGGTGTCTTTCCACACTGCACATAACATATTATTTTGATGAGGTTTACCGATGCAAATCGACGCGTATAACACAACTATCGGAAAACCATTCCGTGTTCTGAACAAGGTGGAGGCCACCATACAGGCTTTGCATATCAATCAAAGTCTCACGCCTACCAAGAAGGAAGGGGTGTTTGTAATCACCCACGAGAAAAAGTTACCAATCGAGATTTTCGCTTTCCCTATCACCTTGCAAGCTTACAACCGCAAGATGATTACCATTTATGACGAGCGTCCGTACCGTCATGAAAAGTCTGATGTGATCACCAACCCAAATGAGTTGACGATCATGCGTTTGGCTGCCTTCTTACAGCAAGACGTGGTAATGAACAACCTTACTCCGCTGAAGCAAGCCCGTAACGTGGCTACTAAAGCTTTTGCTGGGGCATTGGGTAACCTGATTATCAACCGGGGCAACTTGGGGGTAACCAGTTCGATTGGCCGTAACCCAATGGGTAGTAACGAGGCCATGACTCTGAAAATCCTGCTGGCGCATTACTTCATCGGTCTGGAAGAACCTGTTAACTCCGATCTGGAATTGGTGACTATCAACGTTACCCGGTCTATCTTCGGGGCTGACAAAGGTTTTGTACTGGGTGTTATCGAGAACGTCGGTCGTTTACCTACCCTGGTAGAGCTCCATGAGGCGATCATTGAAAACCCGGTACTGTACAAACTGAAAACTGTAACGTTCCGTGACTTCCTGCACTTGGTATCCACTTACACGTTTGCAGCGTTGGGTAAACACGTAGTAGGAGCTGCTACTGAAGCACCTTGCCTGTTCACTGCATTCGTTTATGGGGCCGTTGCTTTTAAAGCATACGACAAAACCCCGTTGGGCCTGGACCTGGATCCAAAGTACAACAAAGACACGCTCGCTACGTTTAAACTCAATCTGGATTACGCTTACGACTTACATGGGTGATATATGGCCGATAGATCTCCCGCAGACGACACTCCATTAGTGTTGCATGCCCAGCAACAAATCTGGGGTAACCCGGAAGAGAACAACCAGTACCAATGCAAATTGGTGCGGGCTACTCCTAATGACGGTGTGGTCCACAACTTTAACTTGATGGGCCGGTGGCGTACACTGCCTCGTCAAAACCATACGTTCCACATTTTCAGTGCTGCTGGTTTGGTACCTGGTTATTGGAACTTCCGTAACAACCTGCTGAACCGTAACCCGTTGGATCGCTGGATCAACATCGGGCGGCTGTGTCGTAAGCGTGGGGTACAGATCGACCTGTACAACGCCAAGGGTTTCCAGTACAGCCGTAGCCACGCTTGGATCATGCACACCTACGACGGGCTGGTGTTGTTTGCGTTTGAGAAATTCAAACAATACCCAATGCCTTACGCAGCAGACATGTGGTTCCGTTGCTACACCCCTAGCTCCCCTGTGGAGAAATGGGAGAACTCGGACGACACGCACAACCCATTTGTTTACGAGTCGATGACATACGCCAGCCAGCAAGAACTGGCTACGTTCGTCAGCATGTACAACAAGTGGAAAGCCAAACCTGGTTATACCGGGGTGTTCCACAACGGGGCTTTCTACAAGGGTAACTTGTCGGCTATCCCTGGATTGCAGATCGGGGACATTGTCGAGTTCTGGCACGACCCGACCGTACTGCGGGTAGAGACCTACTCGTACAGTAGCTTGCAGAACTTCTATTCCGATTTGGACCAGAAGCGCAAGGTGATCATCCACCCACCAAAGGTTAAGGGTGATTTCACTATTCGTTATTTCGACGATAACGACTACTACCTGACTGGTAAGAACAACCGCGGTCTGTTACTGCCCCGTAACGACGTCAGTGCGGTACGCCAGTTGACTCACTGTGACGTGGCTATTGCAGGTGAGTTCATTGACAATGCTGCTGGGTATCATCCGGATCTGGCAACAGTAGGCAACATCCAGATCACCGTACTGGTACGGAAGTCCGACTGGATCTACCAATGGCCTCACGAACATCATCGCATCCGTTACCTTTACCGGTTCAGTGACGCTAACATCTTGCGTGCCATGACTGGTGCACGGGCTACCGTACCTGAGTGGACCGCCAATGGTTTGGAGAAAGGGGCTACCATGTCCTTTACCCGTAGCCAGTGGCGGAACATTAGCAAAGCTAGTGCCATTGCCGGTATTGGTTACAACGCTGCTACCAGGGTACTCAGTGAGACTCCGTTGGCCGCTACGTATGCTCCAGGTGAGCGCGGGGTAGAAGTACCCTTCACTTATCGTGCACGGTTCACTGCATGGGAACACGACGTAAACGGTAAACTGATTGCTTTCTACAATCAGCAGAACCTCCAGTTCTACAGCCCTAAAAACGCCGCATGCAAAATGGTAGAG